CTTCTAGTGCCTTCATATATGCTACATCTTGAGCTTCCAGTAGAGGCTTTCTGACTTCCCTAATTTTATCCTTGAAGATAACTTTAGCTGCCGTCATGTCCTCTGCTATCACAGAACCATTGAGTTTCCATGCGTTTCTAAAATGTCTGTCGGAAGGCACAGTTGCAGTAGACGCTTCTATGGTTGCACCGTCCTTATCTGTTATAAATGTTTTGGTCATTAGTATCTCCTATGCCACTTGTTGATCGATCTTCCAAGCGTTACGCCATGTTCGATGTTGAGGTAACTGCTCTTTCTTTACTATAAACAAACGCCTATGATTGGCTTGTTCATAATCTCTCCATACCTTTTCAGGTATATCTTTCATAATCAAGTATTCTATTGCTTCACTTTCTGTCATAACCTTTACTGGTTCAGTGTTATGCAACAGATACCCTCGTGTATGTTTCACAAAGTCAGGCTTTGCTTCGTCCTTCTTCAGTTCCCAGTAAACCCACACAGGTGGTAGTATCCCACCATTTAAAGCACAAGCCATCCAATTAGGGTCAGGGTGTGTTACCTTTGCAGGTTCATCTAGGTTGTCAGGGTCTTCCCATACTATGCAGAACTCACTTCTAAAAGGCTCTAGGTTTTGCTTTGCCCATCCTAGTCTATCCCATAAATGTGTTCCTTGAAATTCTGGTGTCATGCTAAATCTCCGTGTACTGTAGCAGTTGTATGTGCGTTATCTGTTGCTGAGTGACTACTATTATATGTGCTTACGCTAACAGCAGAAGTTGAAACATTTGCAAAATTAACAGCTTCATTCATGCTTTCTGTAGTAGCACTGATAGAAAAATTTGCGTTACTCATATTGTTTGTGAAGTTAGCATTTCCTACTCCAGTGCCGGGGTCTGTCATTGACGCTGTGTTAAAACTATCTGCAATCGCATGAGAACTATTTGAAGCCCATTTAGCAAAACATTTAGCCAAACCCTCTTGCACATTCGTAGTGGTAATATTCCCTGCACCTGCAACAATAGTGATGCTGTTCTTTGCATCCATTCCCTCTAGGGCATTTGTTCTTAGTGTACTCATGCCAAGTCTCCTGCTATCTGAACACCAAAATGGTCAACGTCAGTAAATGCTTGGCTATCACTACCTCTTGACTGTAACATTATTGACCCTGCCGCTACAGACGTATGAGCATGAACACAGGTATTTTCTTGTGCAGAGGTGGTTGTAGAATAATTGTCATTTGTCATATCATTTGTAATTGTTATTGTAGACTTTCCTGTACCATCATCTGAAACACTAGCTACATTAAAACTGTCTAGTAACTCAGTAGAAGTTGTTCCTTTAATACTCGCCCATGTTTTAACCAACCCCTGCTGTAAGTTGGTAGTTGTAGAGTTACCCTCTCCTGTGACGGCAATAGACCCTGCTGTTGTTGTGCCTGTAAGTGTGTTTGTTTTGAGAGTTGCCATTGTTTATCCTATGACGGCTTTGTTGGAAACTTAGCATCTTCAAGAGAAGTAGCTGTCTTAGTTATATCTCTTAGGTCTTGACGATATTTTTTCCAAGCATCTGATATTGTTAAGTCTGAACTAGCCATCCAATCTGTTTCAGCTAATAGACTATCTCTCTTAACTCTCAACAATCGCATAGGTTCTGCATCCTCCAACGCTTTCTTCTTATCGCTAACTGCTTTCCATGTAGTTCCCCAATCTTTAGGGTCAGAGCTTTCTATTGCAGTTCCAGAGCTATGCTCTCCAGTAACTTTTGTAAACATAGCTTTAAATTCATCTTCTGTTGTAGGCTCTCCTCGTAGAATCCACTCTTTAATGCCTAACTCTGTTAATGCTTGAGATATCGTTATCATTGCGCTATCTCCTGCAACACCATTGTTGACTTTGTATCTCCGTTGAGTGCGTTATAATTGTTCCAGAATACTGTTCCTGCACCACTTTGTAACAAATATATTTGGTAGACAATAGAACTTGTTGAACCTGCTGTTTCATAATAGTGATACGCATTTGAATATGTTCCATAACTAGCTTCATCACCTGCTGTCACATAACCCATTGTGCTTTGAAATCTATGTACGCTAGAAGCACCTGCCCCACCAATATCTTTATAAAGTTCTTGTATGCAGTTTCTAGCATTTCCACTGCTATACATTCCGTTAAGGCTGACCTGAACTAAGATTTTACTATTGCTGAATTTAGGAGTTATCGTAGCTGTAACTGGAATTGAAAATATAGATGTACTGGTTGAACTCCCATAAGTTTCATACTCAGAATAGACAGTTTGAATAGCATGACCTGCACTTGCAAATACACCACTACTATTAACAGTGGCTGCCGTAGTGCCATTTGTATGCTTTATATTTTGTACTAGAAGATTGCTCATAGTATTGCTACGTTCCCTCCTGAGTTAATCGTCAGTGTCACACCACTTGCTATGGTCAAAGGACCTGTGACGTTAGCATTTTCTGTAGCTTCTATTGTGACGTTTGTATCTAACGACTGTGCATTGGTTCTAAACATACCACCATGCTTAAACGTACCTTTATTTGCTTCTGGTGGTACAATGCTGTTGTCAGCTATGCCAAGGTAATTTACAAAGATGTTACCTGTTCCTGATGAAGGGGCTGCACTAAAGGTTAGTGTTGTACCGTCAGGGATTGTATAAGCACTGCTGTCCTGCACTACACCGTCTACAGATACTAGAACGTCCTGAACATTAGAGACTGTCTGTGACAGCGTAAATGTCGTGTCAGAGCCATCACCGTTAAACCTCTGTACGGATGGTATAGCATGAAAGCCTGATTGAACTTGATTTCCTATAAGTGCCATTACGCTGTTATCTCCATTATGCTTAGTGTACCTGAAAGTTTATCTGCGACTGAACAATCTATCGTAATCTGGTCAGTGCTTTCTAGCACCACCTTATTTCCTGCCATAAGTTCTAATGAACTGCCTACAGGAATCGGAGCATCCTTTATTATTATGCTTGTACCATTTGCTACGGTGTTCGCACCTGAACTTAATACTCCACCCCTTGCAGATGTGTCGCTAACTAACCTTACCGTTGCTGTAACCTGTGATGTATGTATGTTACTTAATATTAATCCTAATACAACGGTTGTTGTAGTTGGGGTACTTGCTGCCGTATACATAACATACGGAGTTCCACTGCTCGCAGGTTCGGCTGCAAAAGTGACCACTTTGAACGTATTTGCCATATTTTTCTCCTATACTAGCCCAGAGCTATTGCCAAGGCTGTCGCATCGTCAGTTGTTGCAGCTCCTATATCACTTGCTACTTCAGAAGCACTTCTACCCTCTATCGTTGTTCCGTTAACTCTAAGAAAATCATCATCAGCCACACCAGAACCAAACTGAGCCACATTTGTGTTTGATATTCCAGTAGACAATGTTGCTGTCGTAGTTATTGCTGTACCGTTTAATGTCATAGCATCAGCTTCTAATGTACCGTCAATATCAGCATCTCCAGATACATCTAACGATCCAAACGTACCAACACCAAAAACTACGTTGCCTACAGTACCACTAAACACCTCACTGCTATTTGTAGCATCTGGAACAAATGTAAATGCTGTAGCACTATCGTCAAAACCAAAGAAACCTACTTTAGCTGCTGATCCAGTATGATATCGGAACTCTACACCTCTATCTTTGTTATCGTCACTGTCAGGAGCAGAGTCTCCTCCTAGTGTAAATATTGGATCATCTATAGTTACCGTTGTGCTGTTTACCGTTGTAGTTGTACCGTTTACTGTAAGATTACCTGCAAGTGTCAAGTTACGAATACCTGTGTAATCTTTATTAGAGTCTAGGATAACAGCTTTAGATGCAACTGCTGTACCTACAGCCGTGCTACCAATATCTAAAGCATTTAACTCACCTACAACTGCCGTAATACCGTCTAACACGTTTAACTCTGTGGCTGTGGATGTGACTGCAACATCTTCATTAATCTTAGGAGATGTTAAAGTTTTGTTTGTAAGCGTAGCCGTTGAAGCTGTTGAAACTAAATCAACATCACCCCCAGTGCTTGGCAAAGTTAGTGTGTTTGAAGCTGCTTCTGAGTGTGGGGCTGCTTTTAATATTTGACCATGACTATTATTCTCACAGTTAAATTGTATAGCTCCCTGATTGGTATTACCTTTTACAGTAACGTGACCTGTTCCATTTGGTGCTAATTCTAAGTCTGCATTGGATGTGGTAACAATATCATTGCCATTCAAGTCCAAATTTCCTCCCAACTGGGGAGTCGAATCGCTTGACACTTCCATCAAAGAAGTGCCACCAGAAGATATTAGAGAACCACTTGCATTTAAAAACGCCATCTTGGATGCAGGTGTAGTTATAAATACATCTTTTGT